GCACCACATTTGAGAATGCAAATAAACGGAGAAGCGGTGGTTGATGTCTGCCAATCACAAGCCGAATGGATGACGGTTGACCTTGCACCCTATGATGTGATTGTTTTCTCACGATGGCTTGGAAAGAACCAGTACGATGTGTTGAAACGAATCACAGATGCCGGGAAGCCTTATGTAATTGATGTGGATGATTATTGGGTACTGCCAAAATACAACCCTGCATATTGGGCATACAGAAAAGGAATCAAGAACTCCATCAAAGATGCCATCAACTATGCGGATGCGGTATTCTGCACCACTCAAAAACTCGCCAATGAAGTGAGGACAATCAACGAGAATGTCTACATTGTGCCAAACTGCTTGGATACATCTCACAACCAATGGAAGCAACCGAAGGAGAAGAACGAGAGAGTGAAAATTGGATGGGTTGGTGGAATCACACACGAGGAGGATTTGAAGCTCATTGCTGATGACATCAATTCAATGGATGTGGATTTCTACATTTGCGGATACACACCGAGTGATCATTGGAACAACATTGTCAAACTGATTCCCAAAGCCAACATCGTTCAAGGCACTTCGGTATTTGAATACGGTGAGGTTTACAAGCACTTTGACTTCGTACTTGCACCACTTCAGGACAACCACTTCAACAACTGCAAGAGTGAATTGAAGATTGTGGAAGCCGCTGCCTATTCTATCCCCATTATCTGTTCAGCAGTTTACCCATACTTATACCATACCGGAAATGATGGTGTGATCTTCGCAACCCAAAACAACTGGAAGGCATCCATTGAGAAACTGATTGATGCTGGTCATTCTGTGAGAAGGTCAATGGGCGAATCAAATCGCATCTATTGTGAGACATACCACAACCTTGAACTGCACAACCTAACACGATTGAGTGTATACCAAAGTTTATGCAAATAACCTATCAAAGACCATATGTCACGAGTTACCAAAAAGACATCCTTGATTGTGATGCTCGTTTTACCATTACTGCTGCGAGTACAAAGACGGGCAAGACGGCATCTCACATCATTTGGTTATTTGAACAAGCGTTGAAGTGCAAGGACAATCAATCGGTTTGGTGGGTTGCACCAGTATACCAACAAGCGGAGATTGCATTCCGAAGGATGAAGTCACAAGTCACGGATAAGAACTTCTTTATCAGTAACGAAACCAAACTATTGCTCATTCTTCCAACGGGTGCAAGGATAGAATTCAAATCAGGTGAAAAGCCTGACAACTTGTATGGTGATGATGTGTACGCTGCGGTGATTGATGAGGCATCAAGGATGCGTGAGGAATCGTGGTATGCTATGCGTTCAACCCTAACTGCGACACAAGGCAAGTGCAAACTGATTGGGAATGTGAAAGGAAAGAAGAATTGGTTCTACAAGTTAGGGGAAAGGGCGAGAAGCGGTGAGAATGAATATAAGTATTTCAAGATAACGGCATATGATGCGGTCAAGGAAGGCATTCTCAAACTTGAAGAGGTTGAACAAGCCAAACGAGATCTCCCACTTCACGTCTTCAATGAGTTGTATTTGGCAGAACCAGCCGATGACAAGACAAACCCATTCGGAATTGATGCAATCCGCAGTTGTTACAAGCCAGTAACGAACAGAAGTGTTGTGGCTTGGGGTGTGGATTTGGCGAAGTATTCGGATTATACGGTTATTATTGGTTTAGATGCGATGAATTGTGTGGCATATGTTGACCGATTCCAAGCGGATTGGTCGCAAACATTGGCAAAGATTACGACATTGATTGGTGTGATTCCAGCATTCGTGGATTCAACCGGTGTGGGTGATCCTATCGTTGAGCAATTGCAACGAAGCCATCCCCGAATCAAAGGGTTTAAGTTCACATCGCAGAGTAAACAACAACTGATTGAAGGGTTGGTCATCAGCGTACAAAATAGGGAAGTGTATTTCCCTGAAGAACCCATAGGCTCGGAGATGGAAAACTTTGAATTTGAATACACAAGAACGGGTGTGAGGTATACTGCACCACAAGGGTTGCACGATGACTGCGTGATGGCTTTGGCTTTGGCAGTTGACTGCAAGAAACACAACAGACCGGGAACATTTTATTTTGCTTAAACCGTTACAAATTGAAACGATATGAACTGGAACAACATAACCATCCACCAATTGCAAGAGATACACTCTTGTCGTGATATGTCCAACATTGAACGGACAATGAACATACTTGCCATCGTTAACCATTGGTCAATGGACAAGGTAGAATCAATGCCGATTGATGACCTTACAAGAGAGTTCAAAAAGTTGGAGTTCTTGAATGAGCTTCCAAACCGTCCCGTGCAATTTATGTTCAAGCACAAAGGGAGATATTTCCGGTTGGCAAAAACACCCAATGAGATTTGCGGTCATCACTTCATTGAACTCCAGCAAGTGTTCAACGGGGATACGATTGAAAGCCTTCACAAGATAATGGCTTTACTTGCATACGAGGTGGATTTCTTTGGCAAGTCAAAGACCATCAAAGATGCTCAAGCACACTACCAAGACAAGTGCGATTTGTTTCTATCAATGGGTGTTCCGCTTCCCTATTCTTACTCGCTTTTTTTTTCGGCAGTTTATCCAGAGTTATTGAAAACTATCCAATCCTATTTGATCAAGGAGATGGAGAAGTTGAACAAGGAGATAACGCAAGTCCGATAGGTTGGTTGGAGTTGGTTGACAGAATTGTCAAAGGAGACCGCACAAAATGGGATGCGATTCTCACAATGCCGTTGATTGAGTTCCTAAACACCATCGCATTCTATAAGCAGAAAACAAAGGAGAGACAGAAGCGAATTGAACAGGCAGCGACAAAGGGATTCAATGCCTATGTTGTGGCTTGTCTGCACGAAATGTTGTAATACCGAGCGGTATAATACCAAGCAGTATCAATTGCGATGTCCTAAATTACCCCAATCGGTAACAAATTTGTGGCAGTATTTGTTACAAATTGCCAATTTATAGGATTAGTGGCAAATGTTAGTTGTCAAATTTTTCCACTATACTCGGTAATTACCCGAATAACTGCATGAAATTTTCCATTATATTCATTCATAAAAGTCATTTGTTGCGATAAGTATTGGGAATCACTACTAATTGCAAAGTATTTATGTCTGATTTGTCCATCATAACTATATGCAATTGAGTATAATGTGTTATATATCGGACAAATTATATGCTTTTGCGTACTATAAGGGACATTTGGAACGCATTCCAACGAGTGCTATTTTTGTGTGTGGCATTATCTATCACTCAACAACCCAACAGTTATCACCCAGCATTCAATGACACGAACTTCGTGATCACTGAATCAAGCGGTGGGATTTACACAAAGGACAATTTCAAGTTCATTGCTGATGTCAAGGTCGCATCAACTACCGTGGCTAAACTCAAAGCACCAATCTATTTTGGAAGTACGAACAAAGGGGTGTTTAACATCGGGCGAATCTTGGAATCTTATGTGACAAACAATTGGGAATTCACAGATTCATCACCAAGTGGATGCGTAAACTCATTCACGGATTACGAGGTGGAATTTGGGTATGAGTATTCACCATCAGCAACGGGAACAATCACCGAATACCTTGACTTGACTTCAGCAACTGGAACGGTTTGGAACGCATCATTGAACCCATTTGATTTGGTGACTTACGCTGAAGGGCAATATCTCGCCACATCCACATCCGCAAAGTTCTTGACCAATGTGAGAACACGAACCATCCACAGAACGCAAAAGGATTGGCTCTATTGTTTAAAGGGAGATGCCACAAGCGTTTTGATTACTTACTCCGATGCCAGTACACAAACATTCTCTTTGCCATCTTCAAAGGTCGTGAGAATCCCCGTGGGTAGCCAATTGACAATACCCGGTGCAGCGACATTCTTTGATGTGGTGTTGAAGGCTGGAGGCACTTCCAAATCCGAGACATACCGATTCAACATAAAAGATGAATGCAGCAAGTACGAAACAACTGACATCTTCTTTATGAACAGATTGGGAGGCTTTGAGTCCTTCCGTTTTAATATGGTGAGGCGAGACAACTTTGAAGTCACACGGAAACAATTCCAACAGAACCCATACACACTCGGTGCAACTTACGGATATCAAACATCTGCAAGAACTCGCACCAATTATCACACGGAGACAAGCCAAAAAATCAAGTTGTTCAGTAACTGGATAAACGATACGGAATCTGTTTGGCTGAAAGACCTCATTGAATCTCCGGTCGTGTATATGTATGACGGCACTTTGTATGCGGTCAACATTGACAATGCCAACTATGAGCAGAAAAAGACGGTACAAGATAGGATGTTCAATTTAGAACTTGACATCACTCTTTCATTCGCTGACAAATCGCAACGGATATGATCAGGTTATTGGTCAACAACACACCAGTTGATTTGTCTGCTGACTTTGACATCTCAATCAACAAGGCAATTGCCGACATCCGTGAACCACAATCACGATCTTCGGAGTGGACAAAGACAATCACCATCCCCGGCACGGCACAAAACAACAAGTTATTCTCCCACATCTTTGAGGTTGAACACACGGTTAGAACATCCACACAATTCGCACCTGATTTCAACCCTAACAAGAAAGCATCAGCAGTCGTTCTGTTGGATGAGATAGAGCAGTTGAGGGGATTCATCCGCTTGATACAAATCAATGTCACAGATAGCACGGCAATCGTTTATGAATGCAGTATTCACGGACAAACTGCTGACCTATTCACAACGATTGCAGAACGCAAATTGAATGCGTTGGATTTCTCGGAGTACAATCACTCCTTGTCTTCAGGCAACATCTTCAATTCGTGGGACACAAGCATTATCAAGAACGGAAGCTCACAGGCTTTTGCATATGGTGATGGGTATGTGTATTCAATGATTGACAAAGGGCATGTGAGAAACATTGCATATTGGCAGTACAACGAACTCACACCTTGTCTTTACGCAAAGACCATCATTGACAAAATCTTCACGGGTGCTGGTTACTCATACACGAACGATTCCTTTTTTAATACTGACCGATTCAAGAGGTTGATTGTGCCACCACCAAACGGACTGATTGCATCATCTACGCAATTGACAAACCGATTGTTTTTGGCAAGTCGGTTGACAACACCACAATCATTGCCTTTGGGAACTACGCTGATATTCAACAACGATACAAGTGGTGGGGCTTTTGACAATGGTGGGAATTACAATCCAACTACGGGTGCTTATACTGTCCCCGTTGGTGGTACTTATTCCTTCTTCTTAGGATTGGGGATGACCTTGACACTTGATCCTTCATACCGTCCAGTATTGGATGCCGAGATAGACA